CCATTAACAGCTCTGGTGTTACGGCGATTGGCTCTGGCGTCATTGTCAATGCTGACATCAACGCTTCTGCCGCGATTGACGACACCAAACTCGCTGCAATTAGCAGCAGCAACAAGGTCAGTCTGTCGGCTATTGACATTGACGGCGGCACGGATATTGGCACTGCTCTTGCCGATGTCGATTTGATCATTGTTGATGATGGTGGTGGCGGAACCAACCGCAAAGCCGCTGTCACTCGGATCAGCGACTACACCTTCGGAAAAGTCACAGGCGACATTTCTATTGCCAACGACGGCACTGCGTCAATCGCTAGCGGCGTCATCGTCAACGCTGACATCAACGCATCTGCCGCCATTGCTGACACCAAGCTCGCAACTATCAGCACTGCTGGCAAAGTATCCAACAGTGCAACCACTGCAACAAGCACCAATACAGCCAGCGCCATTGTCGCCCGTGACGCAAGCGGCAACTTCTCGGCTGGCACGATTACCGCAACCTTTAGCGGCAATGGCGCGTCCATAACGTCTCTGAGTGCCGCCAATCTTAGCGGAACAATACCTAGCGGAGTTCTGGGCAACAGCTCATTGTTTGTGGGCACCACCTCGATTGCCCTCAACAGAGCGTCGGCAAACCTCGGCCTTACCGGCATCAGCTCCATCGCATTGCCTGGCGCAACGAGTGGAACAATTACCGTCACCCCGGCAGCAACAGCAGGAACTACTGCCATTACGATTCCTGCCACGACCGGCACGTTAGTTACGACGGGTGATACTGCCAGCGTTACAAATGCAATGTTGGCTGGCTCGATTGCCTATAGCAAACTCAGCCTCAGCAACAGCATTGTCAACGCGGACATTGCTTCTGCGGCAGCTATTGCCTATAGCAAACTCAGCCTGAGCAACAGCATTGTCAATGCCGATATTGCGGCTGCTGCTGCGATTGTGGATACCAAACTCGCAACAATTAGCACGGCAGGTAAGGTTAGCGGAAGTGCTATCACTAGCGGCACCATTGGTGGCTCCACCGCAATCAGTACAAGTGGAGCAATTTCTACCACAACCACTTTGGCGGTTGGTCAATCCAGCGCGGCAGCCAATACAGATTTAGATATAGCTGGTACTTATGCCCAAACTGTTGTTGCAGTTGCTGCTCTTGCTATTGACTGCAGTACCGGAAACTATTTTACTAAAACCATTGCAGCCAACAGTACGTTTACAGTTAGCAACATTCCAACAAGCCGTGCCTATAGTTTTACGTTGGAACTTACTCACACCAGTGGCACCGTGACATGGTTTAGCGGTGTAGAGTGGCCTGGAGGAACTGCTCCAACACTTACAACAGGTAAAACACATCTGTTTATGTTTGTCACAGATGACGGCGGCACCCGCTGGCGCGGATCTTCTCTCATTAACTACAACAACTAAGCGATATGGATCCCGCATCGTTCCGTCTTTTTACCGCTTCAGCCGGCGCTGTTTACGAAAACGTTGCCGATGTGTTTAGCACCACGCTATATGTAGGAAATAATAGTGCGCGGACAATTACAAATCAAATAAATCTAAGCGGAAAAGATGGACTGGTATGGATTAAAAACCGTGGAAGTGTCGTTGACTATGCACTTGCCGATACTATTCGTGGCGCTACTAAACTAATTTACTCAAGTTCGACTAATACTGAAAGTACTCAAAACCAATCGCTTACTGCTTTTAATAGTAACGGGTTTGATTTAGGAACAGATACACAGGTTAATCTCAATGCATCAAATTTTGTTTCTTGGACTTTTCGTAAAGCTGCAAAGTTTTTTGACATCGTTACTTACACGGGCGACGGAGCTGGAAGCAAGGCTGTCTCTCATGCATTAGGGGTAAAGCCGGGTTTGGTAATTATTAAACGTAGAGACACTGCTGCAAACTGGGTGATATGTATGGAAGATTCAGTCGGTGATTATCCTAACTTTTACTTCACAACAGCCGCAGCAAAGGTTGCGTTTAGCGGCATATATGGAACATCGACGACTTTTAACGTAGCAGCCCCTATACTTTCTGGCGTTACTTCGGCTGAAGTTAATGCGTCAGGTGGCACTTATGTTATGTATCTGTTTGCCAATGATGCTGGCGGTTTTGGCGCTGCTGGCACCGATAGCATCACCAAAGTTGGTAGTTACACCGGGAATGGCAGTGTTTCGGGACCATCAATTACTTTGGGCTGGCAACCACAATGGTTGCTTATTAAGAGGTCGGACAGCACTAGCGACTGGATCATTCTTGACACTCAACGAGTGAGCGGAAGTTCTGAATATACTCTCAGTCCTAACACCAACGCTGGAGAAAGCAGTCTTGCCAATTTTGTATCGTATTCATCTACAGGTTTTACAGTGGAAACCACAAACACTGCTTTGAATGCTTCTGGCGGCACCTATCGCTACCTGGCCATTCGTAGCTAGGTTGTTTACTAGTCTTTAGCATCCCCATGAGCTACGCACGCATTGACCAAGGCGCTGTTGTTGAGTATCCGCTTAGCGAACAGGATATTAAGCGATCTTTTCCGAATACAAGTTTTACCAGCCCGTTTATACCGCCAGACAATTACGTCCCTGTAGATCCCAGCAATCGTCCGCCGTGCGCTTGGAATGAAAATGTCGTTGAAGGCACCCCTGAAAAAATTAAAGGAGAATGGAAGGCAACGTGGCTTGTAGAGCCGGCATCAGAACAAGAGATTCAACAAAGGACAGAAAATGAAGAATCAGTGGTACGTTCCAAGCGAAACACGGATTTATTGTTATGCGATTGGACACAACTCCCCGATTCGCCAGTTGATCCGACGCCGTGGGAAGTATATAGACAAGCATTGCGTGACATTACAAAGCAACCCGGTTTCCCCTGGAACATTAACTGGCCTGTGCCGCCAAATGCTCCAGCACCGCTTATTACAGAAATCTCTAGCTAAGATTTTGCTTTCGCCGTCTTCCCTTGGCAGTCAAGAGCAAAGTTGGCACGGCTCGCGTCCAGCACGTTCCAGGTAAGCCGAAAAAATCGCGCCAAGGGCAGGGTCAACACAGCCTGCCTAATCACGGACGCAAGAAGATGCGCGGCCAAGGTAAGGGCTAATGCCTACTTGGCTCTGGCGTTCTGTTGTCGGGGTATCTGCCTCAATCATCATTTTGTCCATTAGCCAATGGGCATCGTGTCGTTTCATGGTGCTGCCCCGTGTTTGGCCTTGGTATGCGGCTTATATCGGAACGCCACAAGGCAAGGCAATAGACCCATCGCCTATGGGCTGCAATGACGTTGATGCAAGGACGATGACGGTGATGATGACGGTATTAACAACTTTGATTAGCCTTAGTAGAAAAGCAGAATGAAAAATGGACAAAAAGACTAAACAAAATTGGGAGAAAGTCCGCGTGGCGTTAGAAGCTGCCGGTAAAACTGATTCCTTCTTCTACCGCCGCGCAGTTGCCATAGCAAAAATGGGCTACGACCCGGAAGAGCCGCCAGCACCAAATAAGATGTAGCTAGATCTTCCAGGACTCGTGGCGCAAACCCCGTCTGGCGACAGTTTTTGGCGGGGAGTCAAGCAAGAAGCCGCAGCCGGCCTGGTGGTACTTCTCGCTGGTGGCGCCATCACCGGCATCGGCTACCTCGTCTATACAGTTCCATCCCAACTGGAACGTGTTATTCAAAATCAAGAACAGTTCAAAACCCGTGTTGGTGAACTGGAAGACACCGTCAAGGATCACGACGTCCGTATCATCAAACTAGAGCTACGCCGCTGATGGCCGTCATCCACGTCACTGACCATGGCAACGGCTACCGCCTGGAGCAGTTGATGAACGAACGCGGGGACATTTATTACCGCGCTTGCAAAGATAGCATCTGCCGGTACGCCGAAGATCATTACATCGCGGTGATGTATCTCGAAGGCATGGGCTGGGACCCTAAGCAACAAGACCACCAGTAATCCAAAAAATAATCTGATCCTCACGCTCCGGCGTCCAGAACGGCTGGCGCCTATACCACTCCAGCCAATCTTCCGACGACTTGCCAATATTGCACGCGAAACAGCACGCCACCAAATTCCACTGGTGCGTAAGGCCGCCCTTCATCTTTGGGTGTACATGATCCAGTGTGGCATGACGCTTTAACTCATCACCGCAATATGCACACGTGTAATCCCAATCACTCAGAATTCCTTGCCTAAACCTTAATTTTGCTTCTTTTTTATTTAAGTATTGGCCATCCTCAATGCGATGGTCCATACCCGGCAGTGGCTACTGAAACGGTAGCCGTAGAAACTATTACGTGCTATGGCGCTCTTCTCTAGTACAGCTAAACTTTCTAAAGAGTCCTGTTTTTTATGGATCCCACTGCTGTTGCCGTGGTCGCCATTATTGTGGCTGCCGGCTCGGAAGTAATCGCTCTGCTGCCCATCCGTGAAAACTCATGGATTCAGCTAATCGTCAAGGCGCTTAAAACTATTTTCCCAAAGCGCTGAACGCCGACACGACCTGGCTGGTGCGTTTCGGCGACAAGACGTGGAAGGACCACTTGCGTAAAGCTGCGCAAGACCACAAGTTCCATGCCACGCTCAAACCTCGCCTAGACCGCACGATCCAGGACTGGCACAACAGCCAGCCACCCAATCTTCCACCACCTGTCGTACTCGACCATCCACTGGATCCCGAACTACAGACAGGTGAAAGCCGTTTGCTGGGCGGCGCCATGAGCATCCACTCTCCCTGGTCCGATGCCAACGACAAAGCTCCGCCTAGCTGATTTATTCCGCTACTACAAGGCTCTTCCGCACCAGCTCGCCGCCATGACCGAGCTGGAGCAAGCCATCAACAAAGCCAATCCCAATATTCTTGGCCGCGACCAAGGCTGGTTCAAGACCTGGAGTGTGGCCGGCAAACAAAGCAGCTTCCCCAACACTTGGGAAGGCGTCCTTGAAGCCGCCCGTGTCGCTGGCGCCAAATTTCCAGAACTGGTTGCCGCCCAATGGGCACTGGAATCTAGTTACGGCAAGCTCGTCTCGGGCCGCAATAACTTTTTCGGACTCAAAGGCGCCGGCACCGACACAAAGACTCAGGAATTCATCAATAACCAGTGGGTCACGATCACCGATACGTTCATCGACTTCCCGGATTTGCTGTCGTGCGTGATCTACCTTGTCGACCACTGGTACAAGGACTACAAGCAATACCAAGGTTGCAATAACGCCAGCACCCGCGACGACGCAGCCCGCTGGCTCCAGCGTGAAGGTTATGCCACCGACCCCGCATACCCGGAAAAACTGATCACGCTGATGAACCAGCACACCGGCCTAAAACCCAAGGTCAAGCCGAAAGAAAAGATCCTCAAGGTCCCCTACGAATACCAACTAGGACCCGACGATGGAGCCACCGGCTATCGCCAGTGCTTCAGCTCCAGCTGCGCGATGGTGGCCCGCTACTACGGCAAGATCTCCGGCGACTACGAATACAACAAACTCCGCGCCCGCTTTGGCGACACCACCGACCCCAAAGCCCAACTTGCTGCCCTCAAAGCCCTGAAACTGAACGCCAGCTTTGAAATGGATGGCACTGTCGAAGAACTGGAAAGCGAGATCAACAACGGCCACC